GACTGGCGGCTCTCGGTCTGGCGCGGGACGACGATTTCCTGTCGCGGCATGACCGGGTTGAATGATCCGGCGATAGTCGGATGCAGGTCAAAGGCGCTGTCAATCGCATCGGTAACCAAATGCTCGTTATCCCGGATGCCCTGCGCGAACAGCTTCATCATGTCCGGGGCATAGGTATGGAAATTGGAAAGCGGTCCTTCCTCTGGTTCGGAGAAGCCAAGCATGTTTTTGATGGTCTGAGCGAATCCGCGAACCTTGTCAACGGCGCTGTCCCACATGTCGGAAATGCCATTCTTGAAGTTCTGAATCATGTCAGCGCCCCATTGCCGAGCCTTATCCACAAGTCCAGTGAACATTTCCCTGATATTCTTCCCGATGTCAGAGAAAAACTTCACGCCAGCGTTCCACTTTTCGACCACGCCATTGATGATGTTGGCAATGATGTTGCTGCCCCAGGTCTTTGCGCCCTCCCAGATATTCTTGAAAGAACCGCTCAGGAACTTGGCAACGTTACCAACAATCTTGGTGAGGTTCTGCCACTTTTGGCTAATACCATTGACGATATTATTGAGGATGGAACCGCCCCACGAAAGCGCCGCCTGTATCAGGTTGCCGATGGGAACGCTTATCGCAACAATGACCTCGCCTATTGCGGAGAGTATCGCGCCAACGGACTGTAGGATGCCCATAGCCAGAGCGCCTATCAGTTCAACGCCAGCGGCCAGCAGTTCAGGCGCGTGTTCTACCAGCGCTCCGAAAATCTTCGTGACAATTTCCGGGATTTGCCTTATGAGAGTGGGCAGAGCATCCGAAATTCCGTCAGCCAGCACGCCGATAATGACTATTGCTGCCTGAATCAGCTCAGGGATGTGGTCAAGCAGCGTGTCCAGAATCCGGGTGACGATGGTAACTGCCATCTCCAAAAGCTGAGGCAGATATTCCACAATGCCGTCAACAATCTGGACGATGATACCGATACCCACATCCAGAATCTTCGGCAGAACCTTATCAAAGGCGGTTATCAGGTTGTCCCATATTACGGGTACACTTTCCAGCAAAACAGGGATAGCATCAAGCAGTCCTTGTGCAAGTCCCTGTAATATTGCCAGAGCCGCAGCTACCAGCCGCGTCAGCATATCCGGGCTTGTAAGCGCGGTATACAGGGAGTAGATAATTTGCACTGCCGCAGGAATCAGCTCAGGCAGCGCTTCGGCAATGTACAGCGCGAAGTCCTCAATCAACCGTGTGGCAACCTGTACCAGCATCGGCAGATTTTTGCCAATTTCATCTACAAGTGCGCCCACGATATTCCAAGCAGCATCCGCAAGGGTCGGAACCGATTCAATCAGGAAATTGGCGAACCCATAGATTAGCTGCATTGCCGAATCCACCAGAGCCGGGATGTTTTCGACAATTCCTTCACCCAGGGTATTGATAATCTTGACTGTCGTGGTTGTGAACTTTGGCAATCCTTGGATGAGATAATCGGCAAGGGATTCTACCACTTGGAAAGCCGCATCGAACAATGTCGGTACATTTTCAAGGATTCCTTGCCCAATTGCTCCCAGAAGCTTCATGCCAGCGTCAACAGCAACAGGTAGCTTTGTTATTACCAACTCAATGCCGTTGGTGATAGCGTCGCCCAAGGCCTCCATAGCGCCGGACAAGCCTCGCTCCTTAAAGGCCGTGGTAATGTCTTGCAGCCCCTTCGTACCGAGCTGAACAAACTCCCGAAGGGATGGCGTCAACTGGTCTGAAACGACGATTTGAGCGCCCTCCAACGCGGATTTGAAGATGGTGATATCGCCTGCAAGGTTATCAATCATGGTGTCGGCCATATCTTTTGCCGCACCATCACAGTCTTCGATTGCACCACGCAGCTTGTCGATGTCGCTCGTTCCCGCGTTCATCATGGCAAGCCAAGCAGACATGGCGTTTTTGCCAGCGATACTCTCAGCCGCTTGCGCCTTTTCTGCCGGGGTCAGCTTGTCAAATGCCTTGCGGCAATCATCCAAGATGTCGGACAGGTCGCGCATTGAACCGTCCGCTTTTGTGGTCTGAATCGTGACATCGCCCAGAGCCTTGCCGGAAATCTTTATCGGCCCTGACATCTGGTTCATAATCTGCCGTAAAGATGTACCAGCCTGTGATGCCTTGATACCAGCATTTGCCATAAGGCCGATAGCTTCGGCAGTATCTTCCGCACTGAATCCCATTGCGCCAGCGATAGGCGCAGCATACTTGAATGTCTCGCCCATCATGCTGACGTTGGTATTGGCATTGGAGGACGCCGCCGCCAGCACATCAGCAAAATGCGCAGAATCCTCAGCTTTCAGACCGAAAGCGGTCAGAGCGTCCGTCACGATGTCTGAGGTTGTCGCCAAGTCCTCACCAGAGGCGGCAGCGAGGTTCATGACGCCCTCAATGCCGTCAAGCATGTCACTGGTTTTCCAGCCAGCCATTGCCATGTAGGAGAAAGCATCGGCTGCCTCCGTCGCACTGAATTTGGTGCTTGCGCCCATTTCCTGCGCCTTGTCGCGGAGGTCGTCAAAGTCCTTTCCAGTCGCGCCAGAGATGGCTGCAACCTTGGACATGGATTCGTCAAAACTCATGCCCGTTTTGACTGAGGCTGCGGCAAATCCGGCAACCGCCGTAGTAGCTGCGCCTATGGCGGCGGCGGCAACCTTACCAACCTTCCCGGCTGCGCCTTTTACCTTGTCAATGCCGTTCTCGTATTCGCTGGAATCAAGAGTAAGCCTCGCAACCAAGCTAAAACAAGTCCATCTGGACATTCACCTCGCTTTATGCGTACTGCCAATGGCATTTGGCTGCCGTTTGGCTCTTACCACGCAAAACGTTTGAAACGGCATGTATGCTAACGCCGTGCGCTTTGGCCGCCTCAGTAATTGAATCGTATGTCACGCCTGATTCAATACAGATAACGCTTTTTGACTTCTTCAAAACCTGATCTCGGCTTTGCTTCGTGCCAATACGCGCCTCTGATAATTTGCGTTTTGTCTCCTCGCTATGGTGACGACCAAGCCAAGGATGTTTGTACCCTTCGGGCATTTTATTGCATTACCAACCCGGCATTTTTAATCACATCAAAGGCAATTTCCTCCGGGGTTCTATCATCAACGGGTTTCTTTGAAACCACATCTATCCAGCGCTTTGCCGTATACTTGTTTTGGGGAGCAAGCTGCAAAGCATCGGTTACATAGCACCTATATGCCATTTTCTCGAAGTCTTCATCAATTTTCGCTCTGACGTAGCGCATGAACGGCCTTACTGCTCGCCGTCCTGTATACCCTCCATAGCAGAGCCAGAAGATGCGCTGATTCCGCTCTGACCCTGCAAGGAAAAAAGCTCACTGAACACTTCCTGCATGGAAGGGTCGTTCACCAGCTTCAAGAAGCGAACGGGAATCATCGCCACGTTGACCTCATAGGTCGCCGGGTCTTCACCGTCCAAAATTGCCAGAATCTCAACCATCTCGGAAGGATGCTTCTTGATGGCTTTTTTGATACCCTTGATGGCAGAGCCACCCTTTCGCTGAATTTCTTCTATGACTTCTTTGTCGCCAAGTATGGCGGCACAGGGTTCCAGCAGGTCAGCGAACATATCCAACTTCTGTTCATTGGTCTTGTTATTCATAAATACCTCCTACATACGTTTGAAGCGGCCTATCCCGCGCCTTTGCCGCGCCCTATAACTTCATAGGGTTTACGCTCAAATCGCAGAATAGACCGCTTTGCGGGGCTATCAGCCCTCGTTGATGGTCAGGGTAGCATTACCGGCGGCAATCGCCTTGCCGTCAGCATCCACCGCCGCCACGGTGATCTTGGTGTGGCCCTCAGTCGGCGTGATGTCATCGCCGCTGGAGAAGGTCGTCCAGTTGGTCAGTGTCTGGCCGTACACCACAAGCGGCGCAGTCGTGCCGGTGGAGTATTTCAGGGCCTCGCCGGTTTTCAGGGTGTAGCCGGACACGGTGATATTGCTGTCACCTTCGGCAGTACCCGCCGCAGAAGTCACAGTCAGGTCCACCAGCTCGCCCTCGTCATCCGGGACGCCAGCCTTGACGTAGATTTCAAAGGGCACCTGGTCGATGTTCGTCAGGTCGTAGTGACCGTGGAAATCAAAGGCAAACTGGCCCTTGCCGTCTTTGGTCGTAGACCACTGGAATCCGCCAGTGTTCAGGCCGTGCATGATGTGGATTGCGACGTAGCCCGCCGTGCCCACACCGTTGTTGTTGGCAGAGTAATCGCCGATGACCCAAAAGTCCTTGAAGTCATCCTCTGTCAGTTTGTGGCTGGGAATGATGTGGGTAGTATCGCCAGTCGCATATGCGCCAGCGCCAGCCAGCATCTTGGCGAGGGCAGAAGTCATGGACACGAAATTGCCAGACAGTGCCGGGTCATATCGTGCGATGCGCTTCAACTGCCAGGTATTCTCGGGAACGTTGTCGATGTCTGCTCCGAAGTCCGTATACTCCGGATTAGAATTGAACGTCAGGCCGCCGGTGGTAGCACCCAGAATATTGCCGATAGCGCCAGTCGCGGGCGTGAAGTTGTCCGTGACGATACCAGCGTTCATCTGCAATGTATCGAAGGTATTGGCGGGAACCTGCGTGTAAAGCATTGTGATTCACCTCTTTCAAGTCGTCAGTGCGTGAATGTTGAAATTGAGATATGCCACTCGGAGGGTATCGTCACCTTCCATCGGCATATGCTGGATGAACGGTGTGCCTTTCGTCAGGTACACAGCGCCGCCGGGAGTGCGGATGCTCACCCCTTCGCCAATAGCGTTCTTTATCTCGTCCAGTTTGGCATTGATAGCAACCAGGCTCATGCTCCGATACCACACACGGGCATAAAAAGTGCCGCCATCGTCCCAATCAGGCTCAATAAGCTGGTAGGTAATGTACGGCAATTCTGCATCATCGGGAGGATTGTACTCCACATAGGCGGGAATCCCAAAACCAGAAAAGAACTGGTATAAGGCTCTTGCGGTGTTTGTCATGCGGGAAGCACCCACCTTTCAGCGGTCACTTGCCCGAATTGGAAGGTTGCCACACGCGGAGTCTTGCTGTCCTCAATGTTGGAAGTCACTCGGAAGATTGCGCCGTCGGATTCGCGCCGAAAAACATCATGGAAGTCAAGCTGGACATTTTTACCCGTTGTAACGGTGTACACCTCGGTAACACCCTGCTTCTCAGCAATCCTGCCTTGCATGGTGTTATCCTTGACGATTGCCGCCTCAAAGGTCGCTCCGTCCACCCATGCCGGAATTGTGCCACCCTGTCCGTCAGGCACAGTGCGCTTGTCAATCATCGTGCATGTGGTTTTCATCGTGTCTATCAGCATAACTTCCTCCATTGCTTCAACTGCGGTTCAAACACAGCTTGCCATGTGCTTTGCATCCCGCCGCCAGCATTGGCGTAGCTCTGCGCCTTGGTGTAGCTGTACCCGCCAAAACTCTCGGAGGAGTACGGCCCCATCGCGATTTCTCCGTACTTCTCATTCCATGCGGTGATTTCGTCTACCAGCGCGAGGAATAGTTTCGGAGGGCGCATGTCCCAAATCACGCCGTCGAAGGTTTCATCCGTGAAGGAATCCATGCCGTACTGGTATACGCCGTCGTTGAACCGGCTGCCGCAAATCTGGAAGTATTGCCCGGTCACCAGTCCGTCAACGGTCAGCACGCCGTCATCGATCGTGAACCGCCCGGCGTACCTGTCGCCGTGGAAATAATTGTGAATGTAGGCGCAAACCTGCTCAATCACGCTTATCCCTCCTTCTTACGGCTTCTGCGGCCCCTCCTGGACGTTTTTGCTGGCCGGACAGGTATTTCCTTACCTTCGTCCTCCAGCGGCTCTATGGACGGTTCTACGGCTTCTACGGACGCAGCCTCTATGAAAGCCCTGCCGACACGGTTGTGGGTGCTGGCAAGCTCGGTGATTCGTTCTTCTGATACGGAGACACCGGGGCGAGGGTATTTCTCCCCCGCCCGGTAAAGATGACTGTCATCGTGGATGTCCACGAAATCCTCTTTTACGGTGTACTCCATAGGTTACGCCCCTACGGTGCCCTTCACAACGCCGTCGGCGTACTCCACGAAGAACTGGATGCCGGACATGACCAGGCTCTCCACCTGAGCACGCTCCTTGTTGGCGTAGCCGGAGCTGATACCGATGTAGCCAGTCTCGTCGGCGGTCAGGTCAAAGCTGGACAGGGCCTCGCCATTGACGCTGACGTAGTACATCACGATGTTCTCCTTGGCGGTGGAGTACACCTGGTTGACGGGAATCTGGCTGGTCATGATGACGGTGCCCATGCCCAGGAAATTCTCGATGTAGTTGAAGCCGAACGCGGTCTGCATGGTGACCGTGGCGGTGGCCAGGTAGTTGGCGATGGTCAGAGGATTCAGGAAGTGGACGATGTCCGCGCTGTCGTTCTCGAAAAGCACCTGCAGGTTGCCCCAGGTCTTGGCGAGAACCTCCTGGAGGGTGGAGCCGGTGACGGTGGTGCCGACGGCGGGCACATAGCCATCCGTGCCGGGGGTGCCGGAGGCGGGAGTAACCAGACCCTGCACACCAGTGAAGAAGGTGGTGCGGATGCCCGCCTGAACGTCGGACAGCAGCTTTTCGTCGGTGGCGATGATAGCTTCCTCGCGGCCGCTCTTGAGGATGGCCTCTGCGGTCACGGCCTTGCGCCACTTTTTGAGGGTGATTTCACCGACAGGAACCTTCTCCCGCTCGTACTGGGACAGCGGGATGATCTCGCCCTCGGGAACCGTGCCGCTCTGGAGGGTGCCGGTGGTCTTGTAGTAGTACATGGTCGTGCCGTCGATCATGGGAATCTGACGGGTGACGCCCAGGGCCTCGATGAGCTTGGCGAGGGAGTTGTGGGTAAACCGCTGGACGAAATCCACCTCGCGGATTCGCGCCATCTG